TACACATCACTAAAAACATTACTCCTGCAAGTTTCATGCCCATACCAATACCACCTACCCTAATAACTTTCCCAGCGTGTTTGGTCCTACAATACCATCGGCAACTAATCCGTTTGCCGATTGCCATTCTTTGACAAGTCTAGCAGTGCCTGGTCCAAAGATGCCATCAGCTGGTGCAATGCCCAGTATTTCTTGTACTTCTTGTACTAATGGACCACGTGAACCTTGACGTATTGTTTGATTTGTGTTTAACTCTTTTTCTTCTTCCGGTTCAATTTCCATATCGCCACCTAGCACATCTAATGCGTGTGCCCAATGCTTTTTACGATCTTCCAGTCCAATAGTGCCGCCGTTGATACGTTTGGTCATTTTTAGTATGTCCATAGCATCGCAGTGTTTGTTGATGTTGTTTTCATCCCAGAACCAGCAAGCACTATCCAACGCACCTTTTTTAGTACGCACATAATCTACTGCTTCTTCTGGTGTCATTTCTACGTCTTCGGCGAACTCGGTATAGTTGTATCTGCCGGTAAGTTGCAGAATGCCGCCGCCCCTAAATCTCCAGCCATCACCACTGTCGGTATCGCCGTTGTCCATTCTGTTTGCGTAAATAACGTTCGCAATTTTTTCAGGTTGTCTATGATATTCATTTGCATCTCTTCCTGCACGTTTAAAATATTTTGGAAAGATTGTGTTGAGTGCCTTAGCACTATAGTTTAAGTTTTCACTTAGTACCCTAAAACCGCCTGATTCGTGTCCGCATTGTGCAATAAATCCTGCAACTCTTGGTATTGTGTTTACATCCCATAGTGGAAGTATTTCAAGCATAGCTTCATACCATTCTTCCCAGTCGCTTCTGTGGATTAGTTCTTCAGCCATCCAAGGCTCAAAATCAAAGTCGAAATCTTCTTTAGCCATTATTTGTTATCCTCTATATTAGTACAGCGTCCGCATCTACAATGGTCACATATTTTAGTTGTAACTGGCGGCTGATTATAGTCTTGTAAGTCTTGATAGTATGGAACGCCACAATGTGATGGACGTCCGCAGTTGTTGCAGTGATTCTTATTAAAGTCTTTCAACGACAAGTGTGTGTCCTTCGTTTTCAAACGTTAGTGTATTTTTACCAAATTTAGTAACATTGTAATCACCAAGATATTTAGTTAAAAATAATATTTCTGCATAATCATTCATGTTTATTTTTTCAGTTAAATTTTTATTTATATAATGAGTAGTGTTAAAATCTTTTATAGTAAGTCCAATAGCATCGCCAAACGGTCTTTTAAGAATTAAATCATCTCCAAATATTTCAATATTTTCCATAAAGCTCTTGCTAAAAAAGTCTTTAAAGTGATTCATATTATTTTCTTGTACAATAGTATCGTTGTAGATAAATTGATCCGCTGGTATCATTTCTGATAGATTTGTTACATTTGCTTCGTAACTTGTAAAACTTTTATGATAGCGAAATCTAAAGTTTTCGATTTCTGCTAATTTTCCAACTCCGTCTAACAAGTTTGAAATATTTGCAGGAACTTTGGCATTTCTTTCCATTTCTACAAATACTTTATAAACATTATTTTCAATTTCGCCAGGTGTTGCATCTGCATCTAATACAAATCCATAACCTTTTTCAATAAAATCTACAAGATCTTTTGCAGCTTGTTCATCTAATACACTAAAACTTACTACTACAATATCCTCATCTGTTCCCATTTTACTTTGAAAACTATCTACTTCAAAAACTGGTTTTACTAAGTCGTGTAAATCGTTGGCTCTTAATCCCATTATACTGCTCCTGGTGCTGGCGCAGCGACAGCGGCTGGTGCTGCTCCACCTACTGGTGCTGGTGCTGCTATTGGTGCTGGCATTGCTCCACCTGCTGGTGCTGGTGCACCTGCTGCATTTTTACTTTCAGTATCTGGTAGATCGATAGTTTCAACATCTCCACCAAAAATACTAATGATTAGTTTTTTAGGCATAGTTATATGCACTAACCATACTGGAACTTTATCAAGTTTACCTTTTTTAGTTCCAGGACGAATATCTCCTGGTTTTTTTATTTGACGTGGTTTAATGATACTTGATTTTTCATATTGTATTTTACAATCATAATCAAGCAAACGCTTACCACCTTGTGGGTCAGGCATACGTTTTCTTGGCCACATAAAACTACATTTGACCCAGTGACGATCTATTTCTGGGCCAGCTGCTAGTTCGCCTTCTTCCCAGTTGTCATACACATACAACCCTAACTCATCAATGACTCTTTCAAAGTCTTTAAGTACTGCAAACGCACGATCGTTTTCATAGATCGAACTAAGATTTTCTATCACATCAAGAGTGTCTAATATATTAGGCATTGTTGTCCTCGCTTTATTATAACTATTTATCACCTATAGTAATGTTAATAAAATAATTCACTACGTATATAATACAATCATAAAAAGAGTAAATACGAGTGCAGGGAAGGTTTCCTGCAAAGGAAACATCCCCTGTTCTAACTCATAGGAGGACTACATGGGTAAAGCTAGAGCCGCTAAAAGGCAAGCACACATTAAATCAAATAATAACATTAATAATGTTGTTAAACTAAACACTTTCCTTCCAAAAAAACAACGAAATGTTGATATACTTCCAAGAAATCGCAACCAAGAAGAATACGTCCTAGAACTACTGGATACGGATAAAAACATAGTTTTTGGTATTGGTCCAGCTGGTACAGGTAAAACACTTCTGGCATGTCAGAGTGCTGTTAAAGCATTTTTAAATGGCGAAGTAGAACGTATAGTTGTTACAAGGCCGGCAGTAAGTGCTGATGAAGATTTAGGTTTTCTACCAGGTACATTAGAAGAAAAAATGGCACCTTGGACTAGGCCTATTTTTGATGTATTTAGAGAACATTTTTATGCAAATGAAATTGAAGGTATGATAAAAGAAGGTGTTATTGAAATATCACCACTTGCATATATGCGAGGAAGAACTTTTAAAGATGCTTATATTATTGCAGACGAAATGCAAAATGCTACACCGAACCAAATGAAAATGTTGTTAACACGTATAGGCACAGGATCAAAAATGGTTGTTACAGGTGATTTGGCTCAAGCAGATAGATTAAAAGATAACGGATTACTTGACTTTGTTAACCATTTAGAAAACAGCTCATCAAGACGTATTAGTACTGTTGTGTTTCATAAAGGCGACATCGAAAGACATGAAGCAGTTAAAGAAGTATTAGAGATTTACGGAGACGTTTAAACTCTAACACTTTTAAACCCGAGAGGATGTTGATTTTTAGCATCCTCTCTTAACAACATCAACAAGTACTCATTTTCAGTATAGGTGAGTTTCCAACTACTTTGTTTAATAGGCGGACGACCCATAGCGTCATAGAATATTTCGCCTTTCCAATACGTTTTCAACCAGATACGCTTTTTACTCCAACTGCTGCGTGTTGGCCACCATGCATACTTTTCAGTCCATTCAATATCTATTTCAACTGTTGGCGGCATTACACTGCCATTGGTGCTTTGATACTAAGCATAGGATCGTAGTTTAATAACTGATAATCATTTGTACTAGTATTAACAAGTTCTTCTAATGTGCTAAACTTAGGCATCAGAAGTGTTGGTCCGTTGCGTGGTTCACGAGTAAGTTGTTCTTTGACTTGATCAAAGTGATTTTGATAGATATGACAATCGCCACCAGTCCAAACAAAGTCACCTACTTTTAATTCTAAGAGATGTGCAAACATGTGTACCAGCAAACTATAACTTGCAATATTAAAAGGCACACCTAGGAACATATCAGCACTGCGCTGATAAAGTTGACAGCTTAGTTCTCCGTCCTGCACGTAAAACTGGAACATGGTATGACAAGGTGGCAATGCCATTACAGGTACACGATCAGCGTTCCAAGCAGAAACAATGTGCCTTCTACTATCAGGATCGTGTTTAAGACCTTCTAACACTTGTGCAATTTGATCTACATGTCCAAGTTGTGCATCCCAGGTGCGCCATTGGTGTCCATATACTGGACCCAAATCTTTTGTAGTATCGTTGTTGATATATCCTAATGTAGCACCTTGATTGTCTGCATTAGCAGTCCAAATAGTTGTTTTGTCTACTAGTTCTTCACGTGGCTTACCATAATGAATTTCAGCCAGCCTGCGCTCGTCACTGCTACCTTCTAAGAACCATAGTAGTTCGCTTACTACACTACGCCAAGCAAGTTTCTTTGTAGTGACAGCAGGAAACTCATTGCGTAAATCAAAACGCATTTGATAACCAAACACACCACGTGTGCCTACACCTGTCCTATCATTACGATCTTTGCCGTGCTCTAAAATATATTCTAATGCGTCTAAATACTGTTTCAATATGATCTCCACTTATCTATATATACATGGTTTTCTCGTTGGCTGCTAACAAGACTAAATGTAGTTTCAATCAATTCTCGAGGAAGGAATGTATCGCAGTCGTATGTGCCACTAATACGGCTAAGCCAAATCTCGTCAATGATGTCAAGGCTATCAGCAATCAATCTTGCGCCGCCAATGATCCAAACATCATCTGTCATGTTCATAGTAACACAACGAGACTTGTAAATGTCAGGACGTACTACTTCAATGCGCTCGTGACTGTTTTCTCGCATGGTGCTTGATACAATAACATTGTGTCGTCTGGGCATAGGCTTGGGCATGTCAGGATCATCCCAAGTTGCTCTTCCCATAACTACTGTACTATTTAGAGTACATTCTTTAAACCATTGCTGATCTGCTGGGTTGTGTGGCCACGGAAGTGTTCCGTCTTTGCCGATTCCCCAGTTGTCGTCACATGCTAAAATTGCTCTAATCATTGATTATCCGTTTCATTGTATCAGTTGCAGTAGTTTTAAAAAATCTTGGTGCAATACTATGTATGATTATGATAGGTACTAGAAGTTGCATTTTAAATGCAATACCAAGAGCGTGTTTCATATGCTGCCACCCTGTCATTTCTACTTCTTCTAAGTGTGCTTTGCATTGTTTACTAAACATTTAATCTCCTTTGCCCGGAGCCTCGCTAAAGTGCTCCATTTTATTTTTTACGCCGTGCCATTCTTCTGCATCATCTGGTACGTCTTCGGGACGCATTTCTGTAATCACTGGCCACAAGTCTGCATACTTTTGATTAAAGTCAACCCACTCTGCTGCACCAGGTGCTGTATCAGGAAGAATTGCATCTGCAGGACATTCTGGCTCACAAACACCACAGTCAATACATTCAATCGGATTTATTACCAACATGTTTTCACCTTCGTAAAAACAATCTACTGGACAAACTTCTACACAGTCCATGTGTTTGCATTTAATACATGCATCATTTACAATGTAAGTCATAGTGCTCCTAATCGAATAAGTGTTGCTGCAAGATTAATCTCTGGATCTACAACTAGTGTATGATCAACTAACCCTTGCTTAATAATTAGCACTGCTTGATCCTGTTGAGCATCTGTTCCGAACAACTCAATGTTGTCATACAACCAGCGATAAATCTCTTCCATTTCTTCTGCTCGTACCGCGCCGCACAACAGTTTTCTTGCATCATGAATCTTGCCTGCTTTGAACAGTTCAACCATTTCAAGTTTCCAGTCAGCTTCGCCGCTGTCGCCTTCTTGTGGTGATATCAACTTGCCGTCTACTGAATTCATTTGTACCATGTTGATACACTTGCGCAAGTCTGGATATGTTGCTTTTACATAAGTGTCCAATGTGTCCAAGTCTGGAGTAATACCTTCTGTGATAAGAATAGTTGCAACTCTGGCAGTAAATTCTGTTTGATCAACTTTAGCGATATGAAACCCTTGACAACGACTGTGAATCGCAGGAATGATTCTGTTGGGATAGTTGCATGTTAGAATAAAACGTGCTGTAGTATGATACTCTTCCATAACACCACGTAGTGCTGCTTGTGCGTTTGGCGACAAGTAATCAGCCTCATCAAGTAATACAACTTTAAAGTCACCAAATGGAATCATCTGTACAAACGAAACAATCTTGTCTCGCACATCTTCAACGCTGTTTGTACGACTTGCGTTGATCTCAAGAATATCAAGAGGATTTACATCAAGTTCGTTGAACAACAGTTTAGCAAGTGTTGTTTTACCAATTCCGGCATTGCCACTAAACAGCAAATGCGGAATGCTTGCGTCTTTGATCCAAGTGTTTACTTGTGCTTTTTGTGCTTCATCTCGAAACACATACCCATCTACTGTTTTAGGTCTATATTTTTCTACCCAGAGTTCTTTCAATTTAACCACCATCCTAATTTTGCGCCATTATGTATAATAATCATAAAGCAAGTTACCATATGTGTCAACCACCAAATGGTTCTAATAACAGCCACACTGTCTGCTTGGCTGTCTGTTTCTCCGACTTTTTCACCGAGGCTTTTTGCCCACAGTCTCCAAAGTTTTTTCATCCTATCAGTCCCACAAGTTCTCAAAGTAAGTCCCAAACAACTTAAAACCGTTGCTCATACGTTGCGTAGTTGCTTTAGAAGATCTTCACTCATAGTCTTTCACTCCGTGTTAAGATATCAACATAAAGATAGTTCCAACAAACATTAAAATACCCACTAGTGGTAATGTAATACGCTGAAGTCTAAGATATTTTTTGTTACTTATCATTTCTTCCTCTTTACGTCCATAAATTTTCGTAGTATCGTCCGAACAGACGGAAGCCGTTGCTCATTCTTTCCTGATGTACTTTCCGTCCTTCATGGTCAATCCATTCAAAACTACCAGCCATCGGTCCATTCTTTGGATCTTCAACATAGTCGCCATAATAATCATCTTGCCAATCATCACGGCACTTTTGTTCAAACGCCCAAATCATTTCGTCTAGGATCCAATCCCAACGTTCGAAGTGCTTGGGATCTACCTCACCGTCTTGCTCGGCGTGCAGTTGCTTTTTAGTAGCACGTAGTTCTTTTGGAACATCTTTCATGTCTACCATAGGAGCGCCGTTCTTTGTAGCTCTTAGCTGTACAAGCATAGGCAAGATAATAGGAGCAAGAGTATCATCCATACTCCACGTATCGTATTTGTGGATCTTTATACTTGTTCGTTGCTTAGGTGAATACCCAAACCAGTTGTATAACCAGTTGTGATAAAACCTATGATTAGGATATGATCCTATATACACTTTCATTTAATCAGTGTGCTCCACTTTTTAAGTTTGTTTTTCTTTACATCTGCACGATCATGCAGTTCACGCCAGTCTGTAATGCCATGTCCTACCATTAGTTCGATCATACAATGTACATCGCCGATCTCTTCTACTAGTTTAACACGTTGAGCTTCTTCAATCAAGTCAAAAGATTCGTATTTACGCATTATCTTGCTACAACGTTGTGTTAGTTCTCCACACTCTTCCATGGTAATACACATCAGCTGTTGCAGTGTGTTTATAGGACTATCTTCCATATTCTTGCTTGAGCCTCCAGTTACAATATGCTTCCCAGCCATATTCGTACATAGCATATGCAACAACGAATCCAATCCAGGGAATACTAAATGCAGCAGTCATCATTAAGTCTGCGGCTAAAAACGCTGCTGGATAATCATACCATCGTATCAACGCTGTATTCCTAACTCTTTGTATACCATTTGCACACCTTTTGCTTGGAAATATGCATCTGCCAGTGCATTGTGCAAGTTACTTTGCATTGCTTTGCGTGGATCTACTTTTGCCATGCTGAACAATGTTCTACTATCTCGCACCTGCCAAAACTGCCATGGAATACCTTTGCCACGCTGCCGCAACATATCTTCAATAATAGTAATATCAAAACCGTATCCGTGTCCCCAAAGAACATCTACACCTACCATCCACTTTGGCAAACTATCTAAAAACACATCAACGTGCTCTCGTCCTTCAGTGCCAAATGCTTCGTCTTGTACTTTTTGATCCTGCTGACCCCACCAAGCAATAGTGCTATCATTTACACTACGATCTTGTGAGTCTAGATCCAGTTTGTAGTAAAACTCACTGTGCGGTTCAGCATCACTGTTGGGATCAAACTTTACACCGCCAACTGTAAGCACAGTTGCTTGTGGAGTTACATCTAGTGTTTCTAAGTCGATCATTGCGTGAATCATAATATGCCTCGTTGTTGTTTTGTATATTTTATACTACGGCATAATTTTCTTTTTGTCAAGTGAAATCTTTTCTACACTACCAGAGTTAATAGGACATAATACACATTGTGGTACACTATTTGAAAGTGCAGATACCTGTTCTTCTAGTGTATTTGAAAATGCATCAATGGGTTTATAGCTTTCATATAGATCTTTATCCTGTTTTCTTACAGGATATTTCTTAACAAACGCTTGTGCTCCTACAACAGTGCCGCATTTGTACATTTTACCTTTGTATATATACGGACAATCATTGTGCCAACATGCAGTGTGTGCTTGCTCTCTATCACTTTCATAAAAGTTATAAACACCGTTGTCGATACTTTTTACACCCCATGGCATAAACTTGTCTTTGTAGTTTATTATAAATGCTGGATGATCACCTACAAGAATAGCTTCTTCGTAATAGCATCCAGCATGGCGTGCTTGATCTTTGATAAAGTTGTTTTTTGTTACCTTGTACTTTTCGTATTTGCCATCTAGAACTTCGTCAATGATTTTAAATGCTTTAGGAACATGATCCTGCGAATGAAAACTAAGTTCTACAGTAACTCCTCTGTCAAACCAGGCTTTCATTTTATCTGCATGTTTAGATAATAAAGTCCCGTTTGTTACCACTCTAAAATCTCTACAAGTGAATACATCACGTAATCCGTGAACCCAGTTATCTAAATCATTGTTTGTAAAAGGTTCGCCACCAATAATACCAAAATCATTTACATGAAGTTTTTCACTCCATCTCTGTGCTTCTCTTGCAAAGTCACTAAACTTTTCTTGTCCACTAATAGCAAAGTTATTAAAGTTACTACAGTTTGTACAAGTTAAGTTACAACTATGACCGATATACCATTGTAATGCATGAACTAGTATTTTTCCGTTTTTAAGTATTCTACCGTTTAGCATTTATCCACTTGTATTTTTTGTTTCTTCTTGGTGGGAAAAACAAAATCCTCTGCGTGATGTTCACGTCGTGGACGAGTTTCGTCTTTGAATCCTATACCCATCAACAAATGTACATGTGTATCAATATCTAATATTTCTGCAACTTGTGCAGGATCAAAACATGCGCAACAACCTGTGCTATAACCTAGCATACTTGCTGTAATATTTGCATATCCTGCTGCAATACCCACTGCCATGTGTTTGTCTTTGAGCAAGTCTTCAGGCTTTTCTAAATCCTTGCTTGGAACAAATACATCTCCAAAAATATTTTCTTTTGGTTCTTCGTTTGATTCAGCAAATACGACCAATAAATTTGCTAATACCTGACTGTTTGTGACAGTTTCATTTGTTTGAAAGTTAGAGATAAAACCGTTGGTTGTTTGATATATACGTTCAATCTTATCTCTATCTGTAACAAATATAACTTTGTAATATGCTACATTTTGTTTACTAGGACAATCGGCAACGGCTGTTCTAATAACCTCGATATCCTCATCTGGAATAGTTTTACTTAAATCCCAGTTACGTTGACAATGTTGACTTCTAATAATTGCTTTTTTGATATCAGATTTATTCACAGCAGTTCTCCTTTGTAGTATTTAGCCTACAAACTGTGCTAGTTCAGGTGCTTTCCAGCCTTCTGGCTTGAGTACTTTACCATCTTCACGTTTGCGTACTTTGCCTGTAGTTGGATCAATCTTTGCAAAGTTCGTGTCCATTACTTCTTTCCAAGCCGCTTCGCCGTCCCAGCCAGCTGCACGAATAGCGCCCATAGTTACAACAAGAATATCTACTAGTGCATCAAGCTGTTCTACACGATCTTGTGCTACTACAGCATCTAACAGTTCATCGTATTCTTCGTCAATGAGACTGAGGTACATTTTGTAGTTTGCTTCACTAGGCGGTTGGTCACACGCTGTTGCAAACGTGTCAATATCTTTAAATGGGTTTGTCATTATGCGCCGGCTCCAAATGATTCTGGACTAATCGTTGCATGATCACCATCGTTGTATTCTTTACCAAACTGTACACCAGTGGGTTTTTCATTACTAAATGCTAATATACAATCTGCATCTACCATACGTAGCTCTAGCTCGCCTGTACCTTCATCAATCTTTACACTTCGAGTCCAGCGTCCGTGTTCAATCAATACCCAATCTCCAATCTGATATGCTGAATCATTTTTAGGACCTTTTGCATGTACCTGTCCCCAGCGTGGATAGATACCACGAGTTGATCCGTTATCATCACTAATAATAAGTCCACTTTTAAGAGTTTGCTCTCCAAAGTACATATTGCTTACAATTACTCTATCATTAATAGGAGTTAGAGTACCTTTTATTGTATTCATGTTTAATGCCATTAATCACCTTTTTTTATAAAATTGCCATCTTCGTCTTCAACCCATTCATCTTGAGTCTGGGCTGTTATGGGTTTAGGAGTTGGAGTTGATTTAGGAGGCGATGCTTTTGGTTTTGCGGGAACAACTTCTTCATCAAACGCCATCAACTCTTCTTGTTCTGCTTGTGTTAGCTCTTCAGTTTGAGCTGCACTTTTTTCATGTTGTACAGGTTCACTTCCTGTACTATAATAATCCTTTACAACTTCTTCTCGTTTACGGATAATTTTTCCACCTGGTCCTAGCTCGTCGCCTCTAGCATTTACTCTAGCATTGCCGACGGCAGGAGTAAGTTCATTTCTTTTAATCAACATATCTAAGTCTACAACTCTACCTTGCATACTTCTGTATGTTTTACGACCTTTTTGTCTAGTTCCCATGTTTTAATATCTCCAATTATTATACTATAACTACTTATGACATATGTCAAGTGGTTTTTTACTTTTTGATGCATTGCATTTCCAGTATCCTATTTTTCTTTGATAATGATATGCTTTTCTGTGCCAATCGTTTGTTGGTGTTGTTTTATCAAAATGATCGATATGTATACGATCTGCATCAATACCTACCATATCACGTGCAACTTCTTTTAAAACAGTTACAGTAATAGGATATTCCATATCTTTTTCTCTGCACATTCTAAGATTGAGAGCAACAATATCACGTACTTTCCATTCCGATATTAGTTTTGTACTTAATAAAAAGTTATATAAATCTGTTTCTAGTCTATATACTGCTTTACTTATCCTTGCACTACTTGCGCCTTTGTATTCCCAAAGCATATCGTCTCCACCAAATGCTTGTCTACCCCACAATGCACGTTTTGCATATACATCTTCAAAACTTTTTTTAGTTTCTATGTATTCGTCATGTAATAATCCCGGATTGTGTTTGATCCATTCAAATAGTTTATAATACAGGTCAGTTTCTAAAATATTTTGCTTACGCATATACTTAGCAAGATAATGTCCCCAACCATAGTAATACATTAATATTACTAACCAACTATACATGTGCCCTTCGATAACTGTATCGTGGTCTGCTGTGTCTGTAGCGTATATTACATCAGTGTATTCCGTAATATATTTTTCATCTGCATCTAAATACACAGTGTCTAATGCTATCTTACGCACATCTAAACCATGCTGCTCTTGATATGTTTTGTTACCCATTGGAGAGTTGTCAGTAACAACTAATGGGTGTATCATGAGATAGTTGTCTTGTCCTGCATCTATAAGTTGCTGTATACCAGACTTTAAACTATCGAATGTTTCTCCAGGCAATGGCCATATAAGTTCGCTATAAGTTTTAATACCATCTTTTTTATACTGATCAAAATATTTTTTAAGTTCGTCAAAGTCCAAATTAAATCTATCTACATGTTCTAATGTATCATCGTTAAAACTTTGTAATGCTACTGTAATACCTTTGAAAATATCAACGCCACTATCGTGTGCATATTTTGCTATCGCATAGTTTTTATCGTGATTATTTTTACTCCAAGTTGCATCCCACCATTTGGGGTATCCGTATTTTTTCTTTGTTTCTAATACGTGTTGTGTTAGTTCATAATCTCTATCCAACATGCCCCAGTTGCTATCGCACACGCTAACATATTCAATACGGTTTTTACCCATCCATTCTATTTCTGCTTTACAACGTTCCATATCAAACAGTGTAAGTTTATTCCAGTAACTTTCCCCTATATCACAAAAGCTGCAATGGTATGGGCAGCCCCGCAAACTTTCCCAAGTAACTTGAAACATGGTGTCCTCAGGATACTTTGCCATAATAGGTTCATAAAAGCCTTCTAGTATAGGCGAAGGTATATCATTTATGTTTTTCCTACGCACTGCTGGCTCTGGCATATGATACAATGTTTGTACGTTGGGAATATCTTTCCAGTCATCACCTGCAAGTATGCGCTTAAATGCTTCTTCGCCCTCGCCGTGTACAAACGCATCAAACATAGGATGCTTGTCAAAGAAATCAGGATCGTACTTGTTTATTTGCGGGCCGCCTGTAATAATCTTGCATTGTCTAAACTTACGTTTGATTTGTATGGCAAGTTCTCTGTTGTATTCCCAGTTCCATACATAACTACTCATTGCAACTAGTTTAGGTTGTTGCATAGTTGCTACATAATCTATAGGATTAATTTTTTCTATAAGAACGTCTTTAAGAGTCCAGTTATCGTTTTTACCATAGCACCATTGATACCCTATTGCAAGTGGTAAAAACTTATTTGGTCCATGATTATCACTTGCTTGAACCAAGTAAATATTCATCGTAAGAATTCACGCCAGTCTAAATCGTATTTAATACTGTCAATACGATGCACACCAATCAAATACAGTACATAACTTGCTACACTCGATCCACGTCCTACACCCCATACAATATCATTCTCACGCATAAAGTCTACAAGATAGATCATATATTGTAGTAAAGGAACTAGTCCTCGTTCATTGAACGCTGTAAGTTCTTCTTCTACTCGCTGTCGCTGTGCATCAGTTGTACAACGATCTAAAACATGTGCAGACACACTGAGTTCTTTATATTCATCTGGCATAAACCATTCACTCTGTAACGCACCGTCAAAAGTCTTTTGGTCTACATCTAAGGGGATATACTTTTGTAGTTTATCAAAGCCTTGCTCTTCCATGGCGACATTGAACTTGTCTACATCGTCGTTAGCATCGCACAATACCACATGCATTTTATCCGCATGACCACTATAGATCATATCGATTAAGTCTTTGTTTGTAAACCGTGGGATACCGAGAGTGTCTGTTTTCATTAGCATACAGTAAGTTTAACTTACATTTATTAAATCGTCAAGTGAATTATCTTCTTGATCTTCAATTTGTTTTCTTCTAGCTGCTGCTCTACGAGCTTCTATTTCAAGTTTGTAGCCATCTATTAACAAAATCATCTGCTGTCTTACATCAGGATTATCGGTTATGAAATACATATGATTCAACTTGAGTAACTTTTCTTCAAGTTGTGTTTCTGTAAACTCACTTAAATCAGGCTGATGAGGATGTATCATACGTTTGCAAATGTTCCTAAATATTGTAGGAAAACATTTGTTCCATTGTCATATGTAAATGCCTTGACAAGATGACTACGAGTTAATACTGTATTTGTTGTAATAGCTGCACCACCACCAAACTCAGTGCTTCCGTCAACTCTCATTTGACTTGCACCTGCACTATAAGTTGATGCAAAAGTTACTGTTCTATTAACAGCGCCATCGCCATACACTTGTATTAACATTTCGGCATATTCATTATTTGTAGGCCAATCTTCAAGTGTTAATGTAACATCGTTTGAAGCTACTATGGTATAAAAATGTCCAGCATCAAAACTCAATGGTGTAGCACTACTGACATTAGTAGGACCAACGTGTGTTGTAGTTTCTTGTAGCTTGGTATATCTAGAAAGAGTGTTTTCAAAAAATACGTTGTCTGCATTTGTTTTAGCAGTGTTATTCTGCAAGGTTTCAATTTCACTCTTTGCTGCGGTGAAGTTTGTTTTTATAATGTTGAAGTTATCTCTAAATCCTTGACTATTATTATCCTGTCCAGCGACTGGATATGTATCGTCGATTGTATCGGGTACAATATTACTTGCCATGTTATTTCCTCTCTAGCAACAGTATTTATACATTTAGTTTGTAATCATTAAACAGAATGAACTGTTGGTTTTCGTTATTTTCTGTTCTATCAACTATATATCTATCTATGTCATAATCTAGCTGACTAAAATTAAAGTTTGCATTTTGAATATTCTCAATAATACTTGCACTTGTTCCTGGTTTGCAATAACATATAGGCATTGCTGTTATATAATCAAGCTCTTGTCCAGTAGTTGTTTGACTGCTTCTCATCCATAAAGGTAAAAACTGTCTATCATTTGCACCAATATCAGCAATACGTTTTCTCATATTTCCTATGTTACTAATAAATCTTTTTACATTTTGAGTTTGACTTGTTTTTACACCAACATTGTCAACTGTTAGTACATTTGTTTTTGGCCTAAATCTAAATGGGTCTCCACTTGATGTTGATGTGGTTGAACTGCTTCTAACAACAACCACTAGTCCTGAGTTTAAAACTATTTCAAGTTGTCCAAGTGCTGGAACATCAACTTCACCACTTCGTGTCGTAATAGAAATACTACCACTACTAGCAGCTATTCTTACTGGATCACCTTCACGCATTGTTATACGAAACGTATCAAGTCCAACCTCTGCTGCACTTTGATCATCTTTAACTTCAAGTTTAACTTGATTTATTTTTAAATCGTTTGCAGTAGGCGATGTTATTGATACTGCTGTATTACCTTTGGTTGGCTGTTGTGGGTCTGTTATTTCGACATACACAACTTCATATAAAACTTCATTTGTTCCTTCTTTTTTAGCAACTGCACTTTTTAAGTTTCCAAATACAAAACGTTTGCGTTTATGATTTAATGCTGTACTAGCAACAAAGTTAGCTAACTTTTTAGATTCGACGCCTGCATATACCAACGTTGTTAAGTCTTTCTTAAGACCAAAGTTTTCATCGTAGGGACGATATATACTTTCAGGTGTAAATATTGTGTAATCGTTGATAAAGTTGTTAAAAACTGTACGCTGTGATGGTTTTAAGTATGGCTTGATAAACACATTTGAATATACTTTATCATCTGTATCTGTAACATTTAGTGTAAACTCTTGTATACTATTACTATAACCAAACAAATCACGTACTAGAACTTTGAATACATATTTTCTATCAATGGTTGTAGTGCTATTATCGAATGTTGTTGTTCTAGTATCAATGGTGGTCAACCCTAATGTTGTTCCAGTTGTATACTGATTGGGCTTTCCAACTATTTCGCCATCACGTTTTAGTGTTAATCCGTTGGGCAACTTTCCTCCAACTAAATCATATCTTAAATTACTACCTGCCAACGTAGTATTAGCCACTAGTTGTAAGTAACTTGTTCTATTAGCAGGAATAGTACCCAAGTCTGGCTTGGTTATCCATGCTACTGTACTATCAACTTCTCCTAATATATTTACAGTGAATGTTTTTATAGTGCTTATAGTATCAACATTTGTTACACCGATTTTTTTAGTAATCAGTGTATCTTTAAACACTCCTAATGTAATCTGCGGACCTGATTGTTCGTCTAACGTATTTGATAGATTAAATGCACGTTGCAGTGTGTTATCTAAAAATACTTTAAAGAACTGTTGCCCACGAGTTATTTCCAAGTTTCCATACACACTGTCATCGGTATGAAACAGGTTTTGATTCATAATAGTATTTTCAACAATAGAGTTACGTGGGATATCAAATATTAGTTGTGTAGGTGTTGAGCTTACTCTTTTGTACAAGTATGTAGTATCAATACCTTTGCCTGCTAGCCAAGTTTCAAAATCTGCTACATAATCGCCCGTATCAACTATATTAGCAACACCGTAGTTTAAATCTAAGTTTCCCGAACTATCACCAGCATCGATAGTGTATCTTACCATAGTATGCCATTTGCGTGTAATAGTTGTTCCAAGAATGTTTTGTTTATCATTATCTACTAAAGTATATGCTTCAGATGCACTATATTTTAGTGTTTTATTTTTCCAAGCATCTACTCTATTATCGCCGTCATCAAGTATGTATATATAATCCTGCCCAATGGCATTATTATATGCAGTTTTAATACGTTTAGCTTTGTATGTTGGCTCCAAAGGTCTACTAAGATTTAATAAGTCGTATTCAGAATTTTCATTGTTAACACTTCTTACAGTGTAACTTAGATTATCAATAACTATGTCTTGCTCAATGAGACTTAATAGATCGTCGACACCGTCGTCTCTATTAATAGGAAGTTTGTTTATTTTTATTTGAGATGTGCCGGTGAGTGTATCTTCATATACACCGATATTTATTTCTACTACATCATCGCTATCTACTTCTTGTCTCAATGCTTCAACAGTAAACTTGTATTCTCTATTAACAGCGGGTTGATATGGTATTGTTCCTGCTAGTTCTCCTGTGATTCCATCGAGTACTAACCCTGGAGGTAGTACACTTGGAGTACCATCGTCATTAAATGGTTGTTGATTGTAGCTTATTTGACCTAGTAAGGAGTTTGGATCGTATACATCCAAGAAGATGGTAACATAGTTTTCTGCTCTCTTGACTCCAAGATTTCCAGATGTTAGCCATACTGGTTTGCGTAGATATGTGTTGTCTGCTGTAAATAATCCTGTAGCAGCTTTCATAATAGTATTGTCTGAACGCAAGAAGTCATCTCCTACAACAAAAATACTAAACTCACGTTTGCTAAAACTAGTATCATCTTCGACTGTTACAGAAAAGGTATACTTGCGATTTAGTTTTGTTGGACGTCTTGTTGGTGTACTAAATCCATAAAATGTAGTGTCATAAAAATAACTATCGTAGCCATCGTCGTCCAATACAACCAAGTCCAATGGTACAGTATCGTACTCGCCGGTGTCATACCCTGCTGCGTCATCCACATCCAAAGATAATAATGGATCAACAATACCTGATATTTTTCCATCCTCTGTAAGTTTCAGACCTGGAGGCAACTCTCCGTCTTCATCTGCAATAAAATATCTTAGACTTTGTCCAGTTGTTAAATCTCTATCTATTGCTTCTAACTGAAAGTCAACTATGCTGCTGTCTAAAATAAAGTAAGCAATATTAAGTCTATCTGGAGGAGTTGTACTATAAGTAGCATCAACCAGTTCCCAAATATTTTCGCTGTCATTATAAACTTTTATTTGAAAGTCAAATGTATCATCAAAAATGTGAACCCATATCTGATCTTCAAACGGTGATATTGGAGGTGTTTTACTTACAACATAATCTAGTGGCTTCCATACCATTGCAACTTCGTCCCAATATCTTAATACTAGATTTAATCCGTCGTTGCTTTTATTGGTGTTGAACCAAAAATCATCTATGTTAGGATTAGGCACAGTACTTGAAATAGCAAGTGTTTTATCATTACCAAGTATGCCTTGTATTTGTGTTGTGTTTATTCTATACCAGCGTGTATCGACTTTATACCAAAACTGTTTTAAACTGCTTACATAAGCATAGTCGCCACTATTACCTGTTTCTCTACTCGGAATAGTTTCGTACACATCAACATCAACAGCCAACCAACTGCTACCAGCATTTGATTCATATATTCCCCACTCGGTATTAAGAGTATCGACCCAGTATTGATTTCTGAAACTTCTAGTTAATCCTAGTTCACCTTCGGGTGTTTGCCACACAGGAGCATCGGCTCCTTCAACTACGATTTTGTAAGTTCTGTCAGCTATTCCTTCAATATTACTTGCTCTCAAAACAAACTCAAACTCAGTGGTTTTACTAACTTCGACTGCAACACCTTTTATACGATAATCATTAATACGAAGTCCAGTTGGCAATGCACCAGATATCAGCGTAACTGTTATACCACTTGTTTCTTCTAGCGGTAATGCAATGCTAACATCAGTTCTTTCTTGTATACTTGCAAGTTCTGATCCTGATATTTTAGTCCAGCTTGGTAGTGCCATTTATATCCCCTTACAAAGCTTCATCGAATGTTGCGTTACTATTTCCAAAATCAGCAGTGCCATCTGCAGGAGAGAATACATCTTGAGATGTACCAAAGTCAACATCTACTGATTTCAAAATAAAATCAATGATGCTAGTTCTATTTCTTGTTAGGTCTCCAAAGTCCCATTCAAACGCTTGTTCGAGTTCTGCCATAGTAATATCATTAAGAGAAGTAATGTTAGTAATAGGATTACTATTAGCATTTAGTGTTGCATTAAGTGTTGGAGTTGTTTCTCTCGAAAGCAAACTATCTATTGTTATACTAGGAGCAACGCCGCCTGCTACTGTTGCTTGTGCAGCACCAGTACCATTGATTGTAATAAAAGTCGTTGGAGATACAACAGCACTTGTAGTTCCGTCAGTTATTCTAGTATACCCAGTTGCACTAGCTAGATAAACATTGTTGCCGTCATCACTAATACGTATACTCATTGTATCTGAATATAATGGATCGACTAATAGTTTTCTAAACTGGAACGTATTTGAAACTTCTTGTGCAAATATTCCGTAACCGGCATCGCCAATATTTTCTGCTGAGATTTCTGTGACGGCTGATACTTTTAAATCTAGCTCGTCAAAGTTTTGATTTACCTTAATAAATGCTTCTCGTAAATCATCGCCTGTGCCGTCGTTAGCAAGTAATCCTACATTAATATCTTGAATTGCCATGTTAGTCTCCTGTTATACATATTTATCAGAAACTAGTATTATACGTTTGACCAACTTGTTCCATTAAATACTACAACACTACTATTTGTTAAATCCCATGCTATCATTCCTTCATTGGATCCATCTGCTGCGCTTGGCAAATCAGCATTTTCAAATGCAGGAAGTTGTAATCCAAGTATTGAGTAAAACGCTGGAAACATTACAGCGCCAGCACTTCCGCTGCCGTTGTCGCCTACATATCCGTAGAATGCACTGCCATCATAGAAAATTTGTCCTGCTACTGGCGAAGCCGGTGGTAACGAGGTTGCTAGTAGTTCTAGCCTCCCGCTTTCGATCTTAAGAGCATTGTTTGTTCCTGGGTTTACCGAAATTGTAGCAGTATTCGTTATAGATCCAACTCCTGCAATCAGTGGTGTATTTAATGTACTTGAAGCTGTTACTGTATTTCCAGTAACGGTGCCTGTGGTTGCACTTATACTGCCGCCTGTACTAAAGTTGGCTGCTGTACTTGTAATACTTGTTAAAATATCAAGTGTTTCTATGCTTACATCTTTTAGTGTGTTGGTGCTTGTACTTGTAGGTGCTTGATTAAATGCATCTGCTTCGAGCGCCGTTGTAGTGGTTGCACCTCTGCCTGTAACAGTTGCAAGTGTGTCAGTTTCAATTGTTAACAAACCTGTTGCATCAAATGTAAGTGTAACTTGCCCACTTGCTGCTGTAGCTGTAATTCTTCCGCTACCAATAACATCGCCTTGTTGTAAATAGTTGTTTGTATTAATCTCAGCAATGGTTGTAAATTCACTATCATTGGTTAGTAAACTAATATTAGAACCTGCAGTTAGTGCATCGGCAGGAGTAAATGTAAACACACCAGCAGCATTATATATCAAACTACCTTGACCGCTTGCTGGATTGGTTACAACACTAAAATCAGCAAATCCTATACCGCCTGCTTCCGGCGATGCTTGCCAACTTGTTCCGTCATATTTTAATACATCATTTAAAACAGCATCGGAAACAAAAACGTCTCCGATATCGTCTAGGTTGTCAATAGCTTGAAGATCTGGTTTGTTGAGAATAAATGCAGCACTGTTTGTATCTGTTTCAGTCCAATCACTTTGTACTTGCGGAACAACAAGATTCCCATTGAGTGTTAGCGAAGTTGCAGTCATTGTAGTTGCTGACAGTGTAGTTATTGTACTAGCACCGGTTACATTTAATGTGCCGCCTAAGGAAACGTTTCCGGTGGTAGATAATGTACTACCGCTTAGTGATCCGCTTACACTTAGACTAGTTAGGTTAGCAATGCCAACACTTGAAAAATCTAATGAGTCGCCACTAGGGATTTCTTTCAGTCTGTTACCGTCATTTGTGTCTACTACTAGTGGAAATCTATTTGCCATTCTCTAAATCCTGTTCTTTTTTATATTTATCGTATATTTACAATGCTGCTATTCTTGCTTGAAAGTCAGCAAAGTCTGCGCTTGCTGCTACTTCAGATTGCAATGTTGCTAAACTTACATAACCCGGAATAACACCATTTACAGCATCTACTAATAATGTACTATCATCAGCAAACACACTGCCTTTGATATCCGTAGTAATGTCACCATCTTCTAGTGCTGCTATATCTGCATATAACTCTGTAAAGTTTTCATTGATTTTTATCATTGCATTGCGGAGGGGATCTCCCCCTCCTGTATTTGCTCCAGTGCCTACATTTATTGTTTGTTGTGCCATTATACTCTCCCTACTACTACTTCAACAACACCACGTTCGCTGTCGTCCTTTGTTCCAACTGCCTTACCAATAACTTGTCCGACATTTGGTGTGTTGTTGACAATAGCATAACCTGGTACAGCACTTGTAACAAGCATGTCACCTTTGGCAACCTTACCAATAACTTTACAAGGGACTCTCCCTTGTAGTGCTACACCTACTACATGTTCGCCTTGCAATGCACTATTCATTAAGTGTGCTGGATTGGTTGTAACAACACCTGCTGCACTAGTTTGTCCTTTGGCAGTACATGCAGTAACTTCTTCATCACCGCCAAATACAAGTACTGTTCCTGGTTCATATGCTGCATCACCTAAATAGTTCTCTGCAAGGTCGGCATATAGTGCTGCGGTTGCTTCACCATTAAATGTTGTTGCCCATACAGTGTTGTATCTATTTGTACTACTACCAATACTCACACCATTGTCTGCGCCGCTGTTTGCTGGACCTACAATATTACCTGTATGTGTAATGCTACCTGTGATGTTTATACCAACGGTACCACTAATAGTACCACTATCAAATGTAAGACCTGTTAAGCCTGTAATACTTGTACTTGTTGCACCAAGTGCAATACTAGTGCCACCAATAGTTACATCATCATTTGCTAGTTTAGCATTTACAACACCCAAGTCTTCAAGCTCTATCCAGCCATTGGTTGATGTAAACTGTGTACTATGGAAACTCGCCAACCCTAAGTCTGCTTGTGTAATACCAACTGCATTTACTCTTGTAGTCGCAGCATTCATATTAAGTTTGCTTTGATCTATTGCAGCACTAGCATTAATATCATTGTTAACAATAACACCAGTATTGATATTTGCTGTAATACTATTACCACTTGTATATGTAAGTCCAATATCGCCAGTTACTTCAACATTTACACTTTGTTGATTAGTTCCTACAAATGCTAAAATGTTGCTAGTGATAGGAGCGCCTGTTCCTGTAATAGTTACATCGCCGATATCATTTAGTTGATCTGTTTTTTGATCAACATATTGTTTTGTTGTAGCATCACTTGAAGCAGTTGGTGTTCCTAAGTTAGTAATACGATTACTACCCAAGTTCATGTCACTGTTCATAATAGTTTGACTAAACCCTGGACCACCTAAACTCATTACGCCTGGACCGATAACTGTACCGCCTGTAGCGCCATCTCTATCAAATCCTAAACGCTGATCTATGTAACCTTCTGTTGCAGTCTGTGTTGGTACTGCATCGCCTTTGGCATCAGTAAACGTATCGTCGTTGCTAAACTCGTTAACACGCACACCACGCTTAAATCCAATACCATCAATGTTTGTAAGAACAAGTGCAGCATTAAATGTAACACTACCAGTACCTTGGTCGACTGTAAAGAATCTACCTACACGGAAGAAACCATCTTGGTCAGTAAGTGTAGCAAAAACTCGACCTTTGTTGCGTTCTTGTACTTGTGCTGCACTTGCATTACCAGTACTGTCGATTGCATCGCCGGATGAAACAGGAGCAAATCCAAATGGTGAACCGTAAATACGTTCTGGATAGTTACTGGTGTTAAATCCACCTGTACCAATGTCAAGCATATCGTGTCCTGTTGCTCTGTTGGTACTAATGTTAACAGTAATCTCTGCTGCTTCTCCAGATGATAATCCAGCTTTTAGTGTTATACCACCACTGTTGACCAATGTTTTAGCAAGTCCAGGATTCAATGCAGGCCAGTGAATATCTGTATTAGCAACATCAGAAATCTGTATTACAGCCATTGCAACAGTACCGCTGCCACCTGTGTATGAGTATTCTGCATAGTCATCTATCTGATAGGTTTTGCCGCCCCATGTAACAATCATATCAGCATTTGCTAAACGTGTTCTTTCAGTAGCATCTAGTTGCCCAATTGCAATAAATCTACTCCCGTCTGTGCTTGTAGTTGCAGCAGTAGCACCCATTGTAATAGTTGCACTTGGTGTGGCAGCAGCTACAATATCAGTATAGTTTGAGTTTACAGTACTGTTAGCACTAAAGAAACTTTCAGTAGCGGTTATTATACTTTGATTAACGCTTAAATCAGTGTATCTAAAGTTACTATCAAATGTCACCATACGCTGGTTAGCCGTTGTAGTTACTCCATCTGTGATTTGATTGCCGAATAGAATAGTACGATACACATACTCTGTAGTATCTTGCGTGAAAGTAAATGCTGTACTTGGACGAGTTGGTAGTTCTTCTGTACCAAAGTCATCGAGTAAGAAGTTTTGCTTGTGACGTATTACAAGTTTGGTATCGTGATCAGTATTTTCTTGTAAACCATTTGATGCTGTTCCTTCGAGTCCAGTACCAAAGTTTAACTTCCATACTTTACCATCACGCACAGGAGTACTATCATCAAATCTCGGAGTACCTGCAATACTAGCAGCCGTTATTACTCCACCGTCTACATCTGTTGTTGTAATAGTAGCATCGTTAGCAGGTGTAGCACCGCCAAGCAGTGTACCTGGAATAATGATTGTCTCGCCGGCTGCACCTGCTCCACTGCCGCCTCCTGTAATATCAACACTGTAGTTGTCAGCTCGTGTTTTCTTGACTTTAAAGATAGCTGTATCAGCAGTGTATGTACCTGTAAGTCCGACTGCACTACTAGTGTCAATGTCGTAACTACTTAATGTAAAGTTGGCATCACTTGCGTTTGTTATTTCGTATGGTTGATACAATCCAGTATTGTGTAGTATTTCAACTTCACTTACGTTATGAGGATATTCTTTTAAATCATAAACATACATAAACAACGAATCTTCTGGTGCATCATTGTCTAGTGTTGTAACTGTTGCCGGAATACCAACATTTGTACTTGTAGGTGAAGTAATAGTTGCAGTTGTGTTGAATGTTCCTGTTGTGGTATGTACATACAATCTAGTAGGATCTCCACTACCATCTTCTTCACCTGTGAAACTTAGTATACCTGTCGCATTAGCTGCTCTAGTTGCAACACCTCCACTAGTGTATGCAGTGTTGGTTGAAGAATCATATGCAGAACTTAATCCAGCGTCAGTGTACAATGTAAATTCGTTAACATTTGTTACACTTACATAAAACTGCAAGCCATTTAGTTCTGTCATACCAACAACTCCAGATATTGTAACTAGATCGGCATTGGTTAGCCCATGTCCAGTTGCAGTAACTGATGCTGGACTTGCTTGTGTAACAGCGGTAATAGTAGCATTGATCAAGCCTTGTGTTAGTGTTTGTCCTGCACTAATATTTCCTGTAGACGGTGCCGCAGCTGAAAAATCTAATATGCCATCTGCTCTAAATGTTTTTCCAGGAAATACCATATTAGCACCTAGTGTAACATCTGTAGCAACTTCATCTGGATCTGCGCCTGCCGAAACCAGTCCGTAAATACCATAACTGTTGTTGCCTCCAAGACTACGTATTTGAGATCCGTCTAGTGCAAGATATCCAGTATGACAATAGTATGTAAACATACTAACAAGTTCTGCTAGTGCGTTGTTAACACATAATGCACCAAACCCTAAATCGTTGATTTGTGTAAAGTCGTTTGCTAACATACTTCTGTTACCACCACTTTGTACAAATATGTCAACACCAGTGCTGCCAGTATACCCTCGACCAACTACAAACGTTTGAGCAAGGCCGCTGCCTGTGTATGCACTAAATGCACTAGTATTATAACCTGCTGTTAGAGCTGCATCGGTATATAGTTCGACTTCATTTGGATTGATTGTGGTTTTAACATACAACGTAGCACTGTTTATTTCAACCATACCATTTACATTACTGATTGTAATACGATCTGCATCTGAGTATGGATGTACAGTAGTTGTGCGCAGCACAGCGGTTGCTGCCTGTGTAATATTATCTATGTTGCGTGATGTACTTTCGCTTGGATTACTGGTTTCATCTAAAATAAATGTAGCAGTTCCGGCAGCTTTATCGTATGCAGATATTGTGTTAACTTGATATCTTGCACCGTTGATAAAGAACGGAAACGGTGTAGGAGGTCTTCTTACAAATAAACCTTGATCAGTCGGTGAACTTACACTAATACTAAATGCACTATTTACTGTGTCAATAGTTGCAGGCATATTACCTGCATATCCGTCAACAAACAATCCGCCTGCAAAGTTTCTGTTTGTTCCTTTTGATTGTGCAAAACTTGATCCTGTTTGACAATAAGGCGAACGTGTTAATATTTGACCTTCTGGGTCAAGCACCATCATAAATCCGCCTTGTCTTTGTACAGTAATGTTTCTTACAATAGTACCATCATTACACAGTAGAACATCCATTTCACTGTTGTTTAATGGAGGATTATAGTTTACATTATTAAAATATGCAACACAATCGACCAACGCAGTAGCTTGTGTATCTGATGCAGCTTCTGCTGCATAATCTTCATCAAATATCTGAGCAACACTTCCTGTTCCTGCATAACCATTGCCTGAATCGTTGGCTAGTACGTTTGTGATAATAGCTTTTAGATTTGTTATTGCTGCGGCAGTTTCTGTTTCTTGTCCTGCAACGGCACCTGCATAGTATGCGCCTTGATTTGTAAGAGTGTTTTCTCTTCCACCTACACGTAAATCTTTAACAATACCGTCAACAATCAATCCAGTATCTCTACGACATTTGGTTTCGTTGTAAACCAAGGAAGGATATGTTGCATTAACATATTCGATTGTTTCTTCTACCAAATAGGCTTTGTTGAGTTCAATCAATCTTGCAGCTTCTTTAAAGTTTCCAGGATTGGCTGTAGCATCGGTGCCTACATCTGCTATTTTACTAGGATCAGAAACATAATGATATCCATATTTTCCTTGCTTGCCACTAACTGGGTGTGTAAAGTGATAGCCGCCGCCTGTAGTTGCAATATCAAACGTTAAGTCTGCTCCGCCACCAGCACCAATTTTACTGTCGTTAATAGTTATTGTTTCGCCAACAATAAATCCATCGCCGCCACTTGTAATGGTTACAGTACAGGCTCCACCTGATAAAACAATAACCTGGAATGTAGCTTTTACGCCGGCACCATTAGATCCCCAATCATCTACACCTATCTGATATGTTCCTAGTGTACGTGCCGGATCATCAGCAGACACATTTGTTAGTGTTGCAGCTGGTGAATATGCTGATATAAGTCCATCAGTTACAATATCTCTATAGAAATATGTATGATTCCATTTACTCTGCGAAACACCAGGCTTTGGACGTAGAACAACTCGTCTAAACTCATCGCCTTTGATACTTACGTTTTCAGGTAACTTAATAGGAAGGTGTTCGTAATAAATACCACTTTCAATTCTTACTGTGATTTGGTTGTTTCTAGTAATATTACCAAATTCTAGTTCTTCACCTGCAATAAACTCAATAGGTTCAACTAGGTCAACTACTATACTATCAGTAGTAACACTTGCGCTACGAGTGTAATCAGTAATAATACCTTTTGCACCTGATAGTTTCCCTACAATGATTTTACCTTCAATAAGATCAGGATTGCCTTCACCACCTTGATCAACTGCTGCGTTTGTACCATTAGTAAATGCAAATGTATATCCTGCGCCTGTAGCTGCAAGGGCAACATCTGTTCCTGACAAAATGTCAATGATTTCATTAAAACGATCAGTGTAGGCTGTAATAACACTTGCTGAGATTGTGCCCGGTGCTGCTGTATTAGCGTCATTAAATGCACTAACCAACTGTGCTCTAACCACAGCAATTGATGCTCGTGTAGCTGCTCCTTGATCTACTTGTGCTTTAATTGCACTTGGGTTTGCATTGTATCTTAGGCCTGCCCAACGTGATAGATAGTTTACTGTTAATCCTGCATTAACATCAAGTCTTACAGAATCGATCATTAGTTGTACATCACGTTTACAAAGTTGTATATCGTATGTTAAGTCTGCAAAGTTAACTTCAATGTAATCTTGTACAAATTCTTGTATAGAGTTTGTATTAGACACAGCTAAGTTACTAGCTGCTACTGCGGTTGCTGGACTGGTATATCCTGTAATACTATCAATAATACTATTAACAGCGCCATTGTCGTATGTTACTTGCTGTACATAAGGACCAGGTTCGTATGGAGTAGCTTCAATAATCGATTCTGCTTTAATCATAGCAGCATTAACAGATTTGTAAGCATACTGTGGCGACCTACCTTCTTGGCCAGCTGGAGCTGCTTTTTGTGAATCATCGCCAGATGTTGAAACATAAATGTTTGTTGCACTAGCATAGCCCTGTGTATCAACATAAAGTTTTGTAACAGCTTGTAAATCATCTTTACCATTTGGAGCGCCGAACCCTTCGAGAGGATTTGGGTGATCCGCTAGGTAAAGTGTGTCTAACATACGTCTGTTGGTTTCGCTACCTGCTCGTGTAATAACTTCTTGTGTTTGTGGAACTTGTGTACCAGTAGCACTTGCTGGAACATTCAAAGCACCAGTCATGGTATCGCCTGCTACATTTACATAGTTATCATCTGCATAACCCTTACTGATGATAACATTGTCAGTAGAAATAGCTGCTGATCCAGGATGTGTAGTTGCCCAGTTGGTAACAAGTGTATTAATATCATCACCTGCTCCGGTATTTCTTAGTGTTGTATTAATAGCATTACTATATGCTGTTACTGCTTGAGCGTTTAAGGGAGCATTTAATACCGGATCAGGATCACGTTCAATATGTGGATCATTGATGATAATCTTGACTGTGCCGCTTTGATTAGGCGTAGCAGGATCTACATCATCAAACTCAACAACGACACTATTATTAATAGTATTAACTGCTTTATCCGAGCCGTTATTGCCAGTATCACTAACAAACTTATAAAAGTTTAACCCAGTTTCTGTACTGTTAACTGCTGTGATAGCACCTGTGTTTCCTAAATATGAATCAGGAACATCGTCGATATTTTTAAATGATATTGCACCGCCAAGCCCAAATACAGCATATAGTTCAGTAAAGTTTGTATTTACTTTTTTGAAACTTTCACGGATGCTATCGCCTGTGCCGTCATTACCCTCGATACCAATATCAACTTCTTGTCTTGCCATTTCTTTATCCTTTAAAACTGTGGTACTAAATTATCCATATCGAAGTTGACGCTTACGCCACATCCGCATGAACTCTGTGCATTTGGATTGTTTATTTCAAAGTTAGCACCAACTAAACTTTTTACATAATCCACTTCGGTTCCTATTAGAAACATTAAACTGTGAGCGCCTACTACAAACGCACATCCATTTGTTGTTTTTACAACTTCGTCATCTGCTGCTAAGTCTGCTGGAGTAGCTACTGTACCCCATTCGTATTCAAATCCAGCACATCCACCACCCTTGATGTTTAGTGTAATGCCGTAGCAGTTGTTTTCTTCACTTAGAAGATCGATTTGTTTCTCTGCTGCTGGAGTTAATGTTAGTATGCTCATAGTGTTCCTTTCTAATATTTATCGTTGTATTTTATAATCTTAATGTAAATCAGTGGTAAATATACTTATGTTTCTAAAAGAATATTTAATTGATACGTGGCACATGCGCCGCAGTAAACTCGGCAAACAACACACGTATAATCGTAAAAAAACAATGGTACTGCTACGTTGCGATAACTGCAACGAAGAGTTTGCTAGAGAGCGAGGAAGTATGGATCCAAAAAGACTCAGCAACAACTATTTCCATGTATGCGAAAACTGCGATGCAAAACGTTTTGCACAACAGCGTGGAGTGAATGCAAAGCAAGTATGGAAAATGTCAGCAAGCAGTAATATGCCTATTGGAAAAATATAGCTTGTAATCATTATCTATATCTTCAAACGTCATTCCTTTTAAAATCTGTTTGTGAAAATCGTTACACTTGTTTGTCATAATAGGACTAATGTTAGTTTGTAAATATTCTGCGGCTTTTTCTGCTATTGAAATATGAGAAGGAATATCAGGATGCCCATCTTCAAATGGTGTTTTTGACCATTTAGCACTTTGTATTTGATACCTTCCTTTAAAATTATCACTTAGTTCAGGTAGGTCTACATAGTCTATAAAATCAGTCATGGACATATGATATTGTTTTATTCCTATCTTATCGCAAATTGCTTTTGTTGCTAAAATATAATTTTCACTTTTTTCAGTTTCAAAATCTTCATTGTACCACTCTTTAATTTTCTTCCAAATATACCTATTTTCTACACTATGGGCAATATTGCCGTCATTGTGTGTCCATCCGTCTTTTTTCAAGTAATCAAATCTAAAAGGACCAGTCCATTGAATAATAATTGCATCATAAAGATACAACTGCTGTGTTTTGTATAAGTGACATAATATGTAGAAGATGCGCTCGTTGCCAATACCTGCTTGACCAAACTTGTCTGCTTGAAGTACATCTGCATATGTAGGCCAAATGTAGTTTGTAAAACTACATCCAATGGCTGCAACTTTTAACCTTTGCGCCAAATAGTCCATGCTCCGTATGCAATAGCACCATAAGCAATAAGTTTAGTTAATGGGGAAAAGATAATAATAGCTGCGCCTGCTGCTACCATTAGCACTCCGTCAACGGTTGACCGCTCCCGTAATCGTGTTTCTATCCAGTTTTTGATCATTTGATAATCTCCTAATACGTTTGTCTTGTTCTTTTAGTTGTTGTTCTAATCTACTTAACTTTTCTTCAAGTGCAAAAACATATGCTTGAGTTGGTATTTGTTTTTCCATACCATCTTCGCCAAGCATGGTAAAACTATTTACGCCTGCGCCCTTGAGTCCGCCCAGCACTCTGTTAGGATTTTTATCCTGTGACTGTGTAGGCGCTTGTGTACGTGCATACATCGTTTGTATAAAGTTGCTTCTCATGTTGTTCTCCATGCTGTATTTATGCTGCCATTTGCTTGGACTCTTCGGTCATGCTATAAAGTTGTCCACTTGCCAAGTTTTTCATCTTAGCCTCGACCATAATGTCTGCCCACTCCCAATGCGACAATGCCCATTCATTGACTGCATTATTCCACATGTAATCACTGTGTGCTCTTAGTTTTCCTTTTTTGTATCCACTTTCAAGCAGTGTTGCCATGTCTGGTCGTACACCTGGATCAAATTCTTGTAGTACATCCTCGCGGCTACAACTGTAATGCATAGCAGGACGCTCGCCACGCCAGCTATCGACAATACGTTTAATACGGTCATCATCGGGTTGAATATATTCTCCTTCACGACACCAGTGATGGTGGATGTCTAGCACCAGAGCGAGATCGTTTGCAAGCTCAAGACTGTCTCCAATTCCCCATTTGTTTTCGTCGTTTTCGATTGTAATAGTGTTTCTTGCTTCTGGCGAGAGGCGTTTAAGCGTGTCGCGGATACCGGCTGGACCTTTGCGGCCTGAGATGTGTACGTTGCACTTGAAGTCTTGGAAGCGTTTTCCGTAGCCCATCCACCGTATGAGAGTGGCGTGATATTCAAATTCTTCTATGCTCCTTTCGACGATTTCGTCATTGTCACTTGCGAGTACACAGAATTGTCCTGGATGCATTGATAGTCGCACATCAAGGGCTCTTGCCGCTTCACCGACTTTTGCATATTCTCTCTCACCATGTGCAATAACGTCAGGACGCTGCCAAAAATAACTCCAGTCACGCTGGGTATAACAAGGAAGCTGATTACTACCCAGTCGGACCATTCTAAGCTCTGGAGGAAGGCTTCCCACATATTCAACTAACCTTTTTGCTGCGGCAGCATTATGAACCATGATATCCCACATGCGTTCTTCTGCAACTGCCGTTGTTTGTCTATTTAGCCAAGCAACTGTGGTGCTGCGCTCTGTAAGAGGTCGCTGTAGTTCTTCTAACAGCTTCTTAGGCTGTGATTGATTGTAATGTAGATACTTGCAGGCAAAGCCGATGCGTTTTGTCATACTAGGTCCAGTTCGGGCAACTTGATAAGTGTTGCTGTATATTTGGTTTCGTTCCAGTTTTGGGGAGGGCCAAACTTGCCAACCGTCCTAAAAACCACTGCCTCTTCGGTCTCGCCATACTCGTAGCCGAGAAAAGTAAGACCTGCATACATCATATAAGTTCTAATCATACAACTACTATACTAGATTTTAACTAGTTTGTCAACCACTAAGCTCGCTCCTGTGTACACCATTAATGATATCGTCCAATGCACTTATATTTACTGTATAACATAGTGAATCTTCGCCCCATGTTTCGCAGTATTCTTTGCCCGCGGCATCAGCAAGTTCTTTACTGCTATATACTCCGTGATATCTATAGTTTGATTCTTGTGAAGTTTTATTATAGGTATGTACTACATAAATGTTAGTTGTTGTCATTGCCAATGTTCCTTTACCCAACTGTCATTTGCATCTTCTGGATTTGGTTCTCCGTGAAATACAGCAATACATGTATTAGGATCTATTTTAGGTGGTGCGTCTATTACAAAGTTACGTTTTCTTACAGGATCAAGTTTGAGATCTCTCCTGTCTCTCATTTCCCACTTGTAACTCATTATCCATTCGTCAGGCCAGAATTGATGATCAGTAATGTGTTTAAACATCCAATCTTGATCTCCACGCAATCGTTGCATGTGCGCCAGCGGATTTTGTTTGAATTGTTGCCAAATATTATCGTATGCTCCAATGTTTATTCTAAATACACTACTGTTCATACGATTCCAATCTTTGCGTTGACTACGATTAAAATCACGTATGATACAAAATCTATTAGGTTGATGTGTAAACAGTTTGTCAATGTTTTTAAAAACTACAACGTCTAAATCTAAAAATAACAGTGTTCCTTTTATTGGCAAGTCAGCACCAACAAACATAGGTTTGTACCACCAGCCATTGGCTCTTATTTTTGGCAGTGGATAGGTTGTGATATTTTTGTTCAATCCTGTTGTGTTTTCTGTAAAGCATACAAACTCATAATCAATAGTGATATTCCTATCCACCATATTGTATAACTTGTTTACGTACTCAGCAGAATATTTGTCACCCCATTTTAGACACGCTACATATCTTTTAGGAGTTGATATTGTTTCAACATTAGGGTTTGGTACAGGAACAACAGGCAGACCCGCTTTGTCGCGGGCCTTCCTTGCTTTGCGTTCTGCTTTAGTCTCAGTCCACTGCTTTGTAGATTGCACTGTTTGCTCCATGCTCTGAACATTCTACTTCTGCACACCAGCAACGATTGTCTGTTGCTTCACGTATCAGTTTGTCGGCAAAACGCCAAGCATGATATGCGAACTTCTCTGCACCAACTCCGTCTAGCACTGTGATTTCACACAAGCCCATGTTTTCAAGCTCTGCAAACTTGTACAAGAACGGATCATCTCTGTCAATGACTGTCTTGTGATCAAATGTATCTTCAAGCCATGCTTTGAGAGGTTTGAGGCCACCAAAGTCTACTGCCCAGTTTTTGTTGTCTAGTTCTTCACAGCCAAATGTGAACCTGAAACCCAAGCTATAGCCATGTAAGAATTTGCAGTGTGAATGATCTGCATGTGGTTGACGGAACACTGCTGATAAGCCAATTTGGTGTCCGTATGTTTTAGTCGAATAATAAGCCATTAGTATACTCCTTTGTTAATGGAGTGTGCGGAATATTTAAAGTGGGTCGAACACTTAGTCCACTGTATTACTTATAATACTACTATTCTGTGTTATTGTCAACTGGTTCTACAATTAATAATATATTACTATACTCTGCTGTTTTAGGAACTTTGAATACCCAGTGATTGCAAACAAAGTCTCCGTACATAGTTACTCTATAGCGAGCATTGTGGTCCATATCTGCAGGTCGTTCCATACTCCACGTGTTTGGCACTATTTCGCCCGGACGCACGTTGCGTGTATACTGTCTTGTAAAAGCATCTAACTGGTGTGAATGACTGCCGTCTTCTGCATATGCAACTCCGTATATTCGTGTACTGTTGCACTCATATCTCTTGTATCCTATCATTGAAAATTCAATATCACTACTTCCGGTAACAGGGTTATTTATTATTTCAATCTTTATATCTTGGAATACATTGGCGTTTTTGAAACTCATGTATGTTACACCAAATATAATGCATGTTGCCAAACTCAGCCCGCTTATTATATTAAGTATTACTATTCTACTTGGAGTCATCTACGTACTCCTCTCTGATCTCTTTAAGATCTTGTTTAACATCTATCAAGTCCTGTGTTGCCACTGACATTATGTTAATAATATATCGTATTGTAAAAATAGTCCAGAACCACCAAGTTACCGCAGTAAACGCAAATAGCACCATTCCTATATTAAACAGTGTATCAAAACTTGTTATACCGTAGGTAAGTGCTATTGTTGCTACAACTAAAAAAAACGTTGGGGCTATTTTTGCATATAAGTCCCAACGTGCTACTTGTTTTTCAATTCTATTCTTATTATTCATATACTTATTTATTGTGTACATTTTAGAATAATAGTATCACTATTTAAACGTCCGTTGAGTTTGATATCAGTTGTTTTAATCTCATCCATAAACTTGCGTAGTTGCACCTTACCGGCTTTTTTAAATGATTTAAGAGTTTCGTCTGGCTTGCGTAATGTTTTTTGTACACTGTTCTTTTCATCATAGTGCAACAGCGTTGTGCCTTTCACTTGTATTGTAGCATGATC